TAGCGCTAAGCAAATTAACTTTATTAAAGCGTTGGCTAAAGGCCGCGAGTATGACGAAGGCGAACTACTAGAAAAAATCCATGAGATACTAGGCAAAAACGACGTAATACTAGAAACACTGACAGCAGCAGACGCCACAAAAGTAATCGGAATAATGAAATGACCCGCTACAAATCTAACTACAGTTACGCACAAGATTTACGCGACGTACGCCAACACAGCATGGAAACAGCACGCAAACTGGCAGCCGAACAGGCGTTAGTAATGGACTTAAATAACCAAATACACGCGCTAAACGTCGAGGTAGAACGCTTAACTGACGAACTTAACCTAGCGCATGAAGCATTACGCAGGGCCTTTAGTCCACAATGACGCCTAACCTAATGAGTGAACGCGATCTAAAAAACTCGATAGTGAACTTTGCGCGGAGTTACGGCTGGCTAGTTCACCACGATTTACCAAGCCAACGCGCTAACGGCAGTTGGGCAACAGTGACACAAGGCGATAGCGGTTTCCCTGATTTAGTGCTAGTTCACCCGGGCAACCATATTAAACGTTTGCCAGCACAAATTATTTATGCCGAACTTAAAACGCAACGTGGAAAACTAACTACAGGTCAGCAACAATGGTTAGACATTTTGCAGGCAGCAGGGCAAACAGCGGTAGTTTGGCGCCCTGCAGATTTACAAGCAATCTTTACCAAACTGATGGTATAAAAATGCTTACAGTAGGCAGCCTCTTTAGTGGCATTGGCGGTTTAGATTTAGGTTTAGAACGTGCAGGCATGGAAATAATATGGCAGTCAGAAATTGACCCGTATTGCAACAAAGTATTAAAAAAGCATTGGCCCGAGGTGCCTAACTATGGAAATATTAAAGAAATTGACTGGTCAAGAGTGCCAAGACCTGACGTTATTTGCGGTGGCTACCCCTGCCAGCCCTTTAGCACCGCAGGAAAACGACGAGGAACTGATGACCCTCGACACTTGTGGCCATGGGTTAGAGACGCCATTAGCAACTTACGACCACGCTACGCAATTTTGGAAAACGTCAGAGGCCATCTCACTATGGGGGGAACCACAGTTATTGGTGAACTTGCCGAAATCGGGTATGACGCGGAATGGCGTATTGTTTCAGCAGCAGGAATGGGCGCGCCCCATAGACGCGACAGAATTATCATTGTGGCCTACCCCAACAACGCAAGAGAACGAACACCCGGGGGCAACATGGAACAGCAAGGGGCGAAGGGTAGCACCCAGCGGGGTAACTCATGGAATGAACTTGGCCGACGCAGTGCAAATGTGGCCGACACCGACAGCAGACGACGCCAGCAACGTGAACCCGAAACCAAACCGCTTTCGTGGGCTAGTAGCAGCAGTGAACGAAACTACGCCAACTGGTGGGAAACTGAACCCAGCGTGGGTCGAGTGGTTAATGGGGTTTCCAATCGGGTGGACAGACTTAAAGGATTAGGTAACGCAGTAGTGCCGCAAGTTGCGGAATATATAGGCCGCCTTGTAATGGCAGCCGAACTAGATAACTCATAGACCTAAGCCATTCGCACGGCAGTTGGTAACACTCGGTAACGAGGGTAGATCGACGCGCCCTGAAACATGCAACACAAAATGGATTAGGCAAGGCGTCGAAGCGGGCTGTAAACATAATCAGCCAAGTAAGTAATGCTAGGTAACGGACTGAGTGCAACCCGTGGGCGGGCATTACTGCATTAGGCTTAATGGTGCCGGCATAAACAAACCGATAACAAACCCAACCCAACCGAGGTAAACCCGACATGATGAACTACTACTACTTAGCATTAGCAAGCCGCGCAAGCGGCGCGGTAGCCCAAGCGAAGCGCGGGAGTAATCATGCCAAGTAAACGCGAAGGCCCACGCCCACGCAACCAAGCAGACTACAAACGCAACAAACAAATACTGCTAGCAGAAAACCCATTCTGCCATTGGTGCAGCATGCCGGCCACGGAAGCAGATCATTTAATAGAAGTTGATCGAGGCGGCGACAACTCGTTAGAAAACATGGTTAGCGCATGCAGAAAATGCAACGCAACACGCGGCAACAAATACAGGGCTGCACGTGACGCAGGCAAATACGAAAACGCAAACCCAATGCCAGTAAGGAAAATACAAGACGAACACTCACAGCGTTTTTTTGGGGTAACAACTCCTGCCCCCGTCTCATCCTTTTCTATATCCCATAAGGGTTTGGCAAAACTGGCGCCGACTGGCCACGATCTACCCCGACTGGAAACGACTACGCACAGTGAGGAACGATCTAGCGCTAGCCGCATATTGGGGTTTGCCCATGACGTGCTTGACGTCAAGTTAATGCCGTGGCAGGTACGCGCGTTGCATGGTCAAACCGCTGTTGCTGATGATGGCAGCAGGCCCCGGGTTAGTTTGGTATCTGTCGCCCGGCAAAATGGTAAAACAGTTTGCATAGCCTCGCTACTTGGCGACTGGTTGCTAAATGAGGCACGGGAAAGAGGTACCCCGCAAACGGTTATTAGCGTGGCGCACAAATTGGATTTGGCTACAGCGCTGTTTAATTATTTGGCGCCGATACTGGAAGTGAAATGCGGGGCCGAAGTTTCATGGAGTTATGGCCGCCAAAAACTAACTATGCCCGACGGCAGCGTATGGCATGTTAGGGCGGCTACCCCGGGCGCTGGTCACGGTTACAGCGTAGATTTGCTGATAATTGACGAGGCTTGGGCGGTATCTACTGAGGCCATAGACCAAGGTTTATTACCTACCCAGCGCGCACGCAAAAACCCTTTATGCAGTATGTGGAGTACAGCGGGCGACAGTAGCAGCGTTGCCATGTTGCGTTGGCGTGAACAGGGTTTACGAACTATTGACGAAGGCAAACCCGGCAGCCTTTACTTTGCTGAGTGGTCACCTGACCCCGCCAAAATGGATTTGATGACGCCTGCCGCGTGGGCCATGGCTAACCCAGCGTTGGGTTACACCCTCGATATGGAAGTAATAGCGGCTGAGGCTGAGGCCCCAAACCGTAACGCGTTTCTACGATCGTCGGTTAATACGTGGACTGCTGCCGCCGCTGGCTGGTTAGAACCCGGGCAGTTTGCGGCCTGCCAAACTGACGCTGTAGCCCCACCGGGCGGAGTGCTAGCAATCGAGGTAGGCGAGGATAGCGGCCACTTTTACGGTGTGCGCGCTGTCATATCGGGAACAAAAACGCACGTGGTAACCGCGTTTGTGGCTGACACTATGGCCGAAATGTGGCGGCATGTTGAGGCCGAAATAGTTAAAGCCCCAAACCTAAAACTGGCTATAGTGCCGTCGCTGGAAGTTCACTGCCCGCCGCACCTATCGAGACGGGCAACCATTGTTGGCTACCGTGAACTAAACCGCTGGACTGCTGCCGCGCGTTCGATCATTGTTGAGGGCCGCCTGCTGCATAACGGCGAACACTTACTAACTGAACACGTCGAAAAAGCGGTACTGGTTAAACACAATGGCAACATAGTTATAAGTTCGCAACGATCACCCGGGCCTATCTCTATGGCACGCTGTTTAGTGTTTGCTGTTGCGTTGGCGGGTAAACCTGCCGCTATGGGCAAACCCATAATAGTTAGCGCTGCTGGCTAGTATTGGTTTGGCACTGGCTGGAAGTTACCTAGTCTTTTCGTCGGGAACTGATCGGGCCTAGTCAGTGCCACCAAACTTTTACTAGATATGGCAAACTAAACCTATGGGCCTTTTTACACGTGCTACCGCTGACAGCCGCGAACCTGTAGTAAAGGCCGCTGCCGGCAGCAACGTAGGTATGTCGCAACTCGATAACTTTTATGCGTTTACGCAAGGCAACACACGCCAACGCGCTATGAGTGTGCCGGCCATTACTCGGGCGCGCGATCTGTTGGCAAGTGTCATTGGTTGCACACCGTTAAAAATGTATAACGAAATATGGAACCCAGTAGACCGCGAACTAGAACAAATAGAAATTGCGCCCCGTTCATGGTTGCGACGTTTAGACCCAGCGCTACCAAACAGCACACTATTTGCGTGGTTATTTGATGATCTTTTTTTTACTCAGCGGGCGTTTTTAGCGATCACCGCGCGCACTGCTGACGGTTTCCCTAGCGCGTTTCAGCGTATGCCTAGCGCCATGGTTTTAACGCAGGATCAGGCAGGCCCCGTTTTCTTTGCACCGTCTAAACAAATAATGTTTAGCGGGTTGCCAGTAGACCACCGCGACGTCGTGCAATTTATTAGCCCTATCCAAGGTTTGTTATTTACTAGCCCTAACGCTGTTTTAACGTCGCTTAAACTCGAAGGCGCCCGGTTGCGATCTGCTGCTAACTCACTGCCTAACGGCGTATTGCGTCAAGTTGGCGGCGAACCATTAAGCGGCGAGGAACTGCAACAACTGTCGCAAAGTTTCGAGGCCGCAAGACTTACAAACACTGTTGCCGCATTAAATGAGTTTGTGACCTACACCGAAACCACTACAGACCCCAGTAAACAAATGTTGGTTGAGGCCTCAGAATATCAGGCGCTAGAAATTGCGCGCCTAGCAAACTGCCCACCATATTTGTTAGGCGTAGCAACTGGTAGTTACTCATACCAAAACAGCACGCAAGCGCGCCAAGATTTGTATATGTTTGGCGCCAAATTGTTTATGGACTGCATTAGCGAAACCCTAAGCGCTGACAACGTGCTACCGCGCGGCACGTACGTAAAGTTTGATATAGACGATTATTTAAGCGAAAACTATTTGATGGAAAAAGAAAACGAAAACTACGACACTGCCGAAACTGGAGTAATGCCTAATGCTTAAATTAACTCAGCAAGAATTAACCCTCGACGCAGCAGGCCCCGACGGCATGCCACGCCGAACACTGGCTGGCCTTGCCTTGCCGTACAACGTGCAGGCCACGGTAAGCGACGGCACCAAAGTTATGTTTATGCCAGGCAGCCTTGACGCCGGCGGCAAAATGCCCAAACTATATTTGGGCCATGACAGCACGCAGGCCGTAGGTTTGGTAACCGCCATGGTAGATACCCCCGGTGGAATGATGTACGAAGCACGCATAAGCGAAACTACGCTAGGGAACGAAGCGCTAGTACTGGCCGCCGACGGCGTTTTAGACGCAGTATCGGTAGGCGTAAACCCCACAAAGTTTAGTTATGACGCCGAAGGCGTAATGATTATTGAGGCCGCCCAATGGCAAGAATTAAGCCTCGTGCCGTTCGGTGCATTTGCTGGCGCGTCAGTAGATCGAGTGGCCGCCAGTATCCACCAACAGCCCGACGAAGTAGAGTTAAATAGTGAACAGGAACCCGTAGAGGAGAATAACGAAATGTCAAACCCAGTAGAAACCCCA